GATGATAACGGGCTAGTTCGTTTTATTGTTAATTTTAATTTACAAAGGAGGTAAAACTATGAGTAATGCAATTGCTGGTGTTGGAACAAAATTTTATCGGTGGAGTGGTTCTGCATGGGCAGCTCTTGCCGAAATTAATTCCATCACTGGTCCCAGTATGACCAGAGATTTCATCGACGTAACGTCGTTGGATTCCACTGGTGGATTCCGGGAATTTATTACCGGATTCCGTGATGCAGGTACGGTATCTCTTGCGATGAACTTCACTCACGAAACTTTTTCGATAGTGAAGGCTGATTTCGAGAGTGATACTGCTCAGAGCTATATGATTTGCCTACCGGATGAAGAGGTTACAAGTTTGGAATTTTTGGGTCTTATTACAGAGATACCATTGACAATTCCAACTGATGATAAAATCACTGCTGATGTAACAATCAAGATCAGTGGTACGGTTGACCTTACATCAGGTACGGGAACAAATGGCTAATAAGTAATGTCAAATTCCTAATCAAGGATTTTTTCTTTAATTTTATTAATAATCAAAACAAAATGGAAAAACTTTTAAACAGAGAGAACCTTTTAGCAAAGGAAGAACTCAAGATCGTGAAAGTCGATCTTGGCAAAGATGAATATGTTTATGTTCGTCAGATGACTGGACGTGAAAGAGATAAATTTGAACAATCTCTTATCAAACGCACTCGTGATAGTAAAGGCAAGGTTACTGGGTATGAACAGGCACTGGATGATTTCAGAGCTAAATTAGCGGTATGTTCTGTATGTGATGAGCAGGGTAATTTACTCCTGCAACCAAATGATTACCCTCAACTGAGCCAAATGATGAGTGCAGCGAGACTGGAGAAGATTGTAAATGAATCTCAGAAACTCAATGCAATAACTGAAGAAGATAAGGAGGAACTCATAAAAAACTCCGAAGTCGCCCTTGGCGACAATTCTGCTTCAGGCTCTGTAGAGAGTTAGGTATTATCCATCCTGATTACCTATTGGATCATCTGACATTGGAACAGATACAAGAGTGGGAAGCATATGATGTAATTGATCCAATAGGGAAATGGAGGGACGATGTTGGTTGGGCTTCATTGCAAGCCCAGTTTACAAACTTAATGACTTGGGCACATGGTAAAAGAGCAACAAAACACACAGCACTGGATTTTATGCCTGAGTGGGATCATACTGTTCCAGAAGGGACAACATCTCAATCAGTTGATGATATGAAACGAGTACTTAAAGATATAGCAACGGCACAAAATAAAAAGGAATACATTCCTAAGAAACCACCTAATATTAAGAAAAAATGAACTTAGGCACATTAGTAGCAACTTTAACAGTAGAGACTGCTGGATTAAGAAGAGGCATAATTGATTTTGGTATGCTTGAAAAGAAAATTCTTGCCAGTTCAAATAAAATGGTTCGGCAGTTAGGTACTGTTAATGCAGCAGTAAAAAGACTTGATAAAAATGTCAATCTGATGGCAACAAGTACTGCTATGAGTGTGTGGGAGAAGAAGATGCTTGCAGCTACAAATAAGATGGTTCGACAGTTGGGTAGAGTAACCAATCAAACACGAATGTTGAAGAAGGAATTATTATCACTTCAAGGAGTAGGAAGAGTAACGGGAGTAGGAGTGATGGGAGGAGGAGTGATAAGTGCGGGTAAGAACATGCCTGATCCAAATAAACTTGCTAATACTTGGGGGGATAATCTTGGTAGAATGAGTATGAGGTTGAGAAGTTTTGGGTGGTTAGCTACTACAGTATTTACAGCCCCATTAATTATGGGGGCTACTGCTATATCTAAGTTTGGTAGAGATTTTGAAATGGCTATGGCAAAAATAGAGGGATTGGTTGGTATTGCAAAATCACAGACGGAGGCATGGGGAAAGTCTCTTTTAAATATGGCAAAGGCTACTTCTAAAGGTCCACAGGAATTGGCAGATACCTTATATTATGTGGCATCTTCTGGTTTTAAATCTGCCCAAGCTCTTGAAATTACTGAAATGGCTGCAAAGGGAGCAGCCACAGGATTAGGGGAGACTGGGGATGTTGCTAACTTCTTAACCTCAGCAATGAATGCCTATCGTTCATCTGGTTTAACGGCAGCCCGAGCAATGGATGTATTAACAGCATCAGTTAGAGAAGGAAAAGGAGAACCAGCTGAAATGGCAAGAGCACTTGGTACAATATTACCTATCGCTGCTGAATTGGGGGTTTCACTTGATCAAGTAGGTGGTGCATTAGCGTCAATGACATTAATTACATCACAGACTGCCAATGCTGCTACCTACCTGAGAAATGTACTTATGAAATTAATGCATCCATCTGCTGGTACGGAGAAAGCCTTTGCAAGGATGGGTACTTCCACTAAGGAGTTAAATGATATGTTAAGGAGGCAAGGACTAATGCCTACATTGTTACGATTACGAGAATTAACAGATGAATATGGGGAGTCCATGGCAGAAATATTCCCAAATATTAGGGCATTATTGGGGGCATTAAACCTTACTGGTCAGAATTTGATGTACAATAAACAGGTAATGGAAGCGGTTACACAGTCTATGGGAGATTTTGAGAAGGCTTTCTTTATTGCTTCCCAGACTATTGCTTTCAGATGGAATACTGCATTAGTTGGCATGAAAGTTAATTTGATTAAGTTAGGTGTTGTCATTGCTCAACTAATACTTCCCATATTGGAAAAATGGAGTCAGAAGTTACAAAATGTAATTGAGTGGTTCACTAATCTAAACAAAGGAACACAGAGGATGATTGTACAACTGGGTAAATGGCTTGTACTAATTGGTCCAATGGCACTTATTTTTAGTACATTTGGTATGGCTATTGGATTTGTGGCTGATAAATTTAAAAAACTAGCTGGGGGAATGGCTTCTGTAGGGAGGTTTCTTATAACAAATCCATGGCTACTTCTGGCAACAGCAATAGTGGCTGCCACTGTGGCGATTGTAAGACATGTAAGAGCACAAAAGGAATTCAAGGATGTTGTAGGTAATGTGAATAGTCTTGTCGCTGAAGAAATCACCAAATTAACGTATGTATTCAATAGGGCTAAGAAGGCGGCAGAAGGAACTACAGATAGGGCAAATGCAATTCGAGTAATAAATGAACGATATGGGGTATACTTAAAGAATCTACTAACAGAGAAGTCTTCACTGGAAGATATAGAAGAAGTTCAGCGTCAGGTAACAAATGCCATGGTTGCCGCAGCTACGGTAAGAGGAAGTGAACAAGAACTTTCAAGTGTTTATGGTAAGATTTCTAACAAGTTCAGGACTGAGATGGGGGCAATTACTGATGCATTCACTGAGAGGTATGGGGGTGACATGTTAGGGGAATTTGTACAAGACATGTATGATACGGCTGATAAGGTACTTAAGACGGAAGGTGGTAAAATAAAGACTGATCTTTACCTAGTGTCACAAGACACATGGAGGGCTGTACATGATCTGTGGGAGGAATATGTACTAGAAATGTCACGGTCAACTGGAATGTTAAGGTATGATTGGGAAGAGTTTGGAAAGGCATTCTTAAAATTTGCAGCATATAAAGGAATGGCGTCAGGTCCAATAAATATGTTGAATGCTATGATTTCTGCAAATCAGGAGGCTGTTGATTCACAGAAAGAATTGGAAGAATCTATGTCAAGTATTTATGCAAAAATTGACACTCCCGCCATACGGCAAGTATTAATGGATATGGCTGCTATGGATAGGATTTATAATGCGACTAAAGAAGATATGGATGAACAGGGTAAGGAATATGATGTAATAACAGACAAAACTAATTTATATAATGCCGCATTAGTAAAATTAAAAGCACTTGGATTAGAAGAGGCGGGAGAATGGATAAAACATGTAGAAGGTTTGTTGCATTCATTATCAACTGAGACTGGTGATACTGGTAGTAGGGTAGATGAACTTACAAAAATAATGGGTGAGTTCAATAATAAAATGCAAACTCTTAAAGACATAAATGCTGATTCTGCCATGAAGGATCAGTTTGAGGAATATGGAAAGGTATTTGATTTTGTAGGAGAAAAGGCAGATTTACTTTCATCTACCATTACAGAATTAATGGAAAATGGATTTTTCAAAGATGAGTTCACTCAAAAGTTAATTAAGGAATTCAAGGATTTACCAAAAAATATGGGACCAGCTATTATAATATTGGCCAAACTTGGTAGTAAGTTGGAGGCACTTAAGAATCAACGTGAACATATGGAACAGTTTGGAAAGTATGGGGAGACCTTTGATTTTGTAGGTGAAAAGGCTAAATTACTTGAATCCGCTATTACAGAATTAATGGAAAATGGATTCTTTGAAGAAGAATTCGTACAGGGATTAATTGAAGAATTTAAGAATTTACCACCCAGTATACTCTCAGTTATTCAGGTATTGGACAAATTGAGAGAAGCATTAGAGGTAGCACAAGTGAAAGCTAAGTTTGAAGGTCCAAAGTTTGATGTAATTGGTGCAGAAATATCAGCATATGAATCTGCAATAGATGGCATTATTGAGGCAATGAGTAAAATGGAGAATCTGAAAACGGCTACATTCACTATTGAAGTTGAAGGAGTTCAACAGACAATTTCACTTGTAGCCTATTTGAATTTAACATTGCGTGAGTTTTACAATAAACTTGACATGCTTAAAATGGCTCAGCAAACTGCTATTGATCAGGAGATGATAAATCTTTTACAGGCTGAAGCTGATGCCTTTGGTGGGGTGATTGGTAAGGTAAATGTTTTAACCTATGCTCTTGAGGCACAAGAGAAACAACTGAGAAGTATGCTGAAGGCAAATGCAACGAAGAAAGCATTTACTCCAGAGGAAATCCAAAATACTATAAATAATATAAACACCTTAAAATATGCAATAGAGGATTTGAATGCTGCTATTGATATTAAGTATTTGCAGGACATGAATAATCTTTTTGGTAACCTGAGTACCAGTATGGCTTTGCTTGATGGGTATATGGCAGTGATGGAAGATCAATTAAAGGTAATGTCTGCCAATGGTATGGAGGCTACTGATGAATTCAGGAATTTAGCCAGTCAACTACAAAAATATAAGAATACCATAATGGTTGTAGAAGAATTTACAGGTGCTATGGATGGTATGATTAGAAC